GGCCTGATGATCCAACCCCCGGCGGGCATTGAAACCCCCGCCGGGGGCCGCCTTAGCCAGCATTAACACCCTGGCTAGACAAGGAGAATGAAAATGGATGGACTCGGTCGCGTCTTCAACGTGATCAGCGAGGCATCGGGTCTGGACGTTCCGCTCACCCGCGGTACGGCCGTCTCGTTCCTCTCGTTCCTGGACGCGGGCACTCACACGCTCACGTTCACTCAGACCGACTCCACCGGGGTCAACTCTGAGATCGACCTGAACATCTTCACCATCGCCGGTGTGGACGGGTCGAACGGCGTTTCCCGCATCTACGCCGGTCCCGGCGTCGGTGGCACCTGGACCGAGGTGACCACGTCGGCTGCGTCCGACAACGTCGCCGACGGCGCGGACGCCACCAACGACGCCTACGTCGTGACGGTGTACGCCGCCCAGCTCAGTGACGGCTACGACCGCGTTCAGTGCACCGCTTCGGCGGGTACCTGCGTCGCGATCGTCCACGACCTCCTCGTCCAGCGGAAGCCGAGCAACCTGGCTTCTTCGCTGGTCGCGTGATCGGGGGCTGACTCATGAGCACGATCATCCAGGGCTCGGACCTTCGCGCCATCGCTCTCGGCACCCGTGTCGAGAAGGGCCCGGTTACGAACCCGCAGACGGCCTCCACTGCTCTGTTCACGGTGACCGGCGGCAAGGTCGCCATCACGTCCCTCGTCGGGATCGTGACCACGGTGCAGGGCGCCACGGCCAACAGTTTCAACATCACCTACACCCCGTCCGGCGGTTCGGCGGCCGACCTGGCTGCGGCCACCGTCTGCACTTCGGACGCGGTCGGCACCTACTACACCATCACCGGTGTGGCGGCTGACCTGGTGTCCGCGCAGAAGGTGGGCGGGACCGAGGTTCCGCAGGTGACGTACGCGCCCACTCCGACGTTCCTCACCGGTCCTCTGGTGGTCGGTGCGGGTGCGCTGAACCTGAAGGCTTCGGGTAACAACACCGGTGCCACCACGTGGGTCCTGACCTACGTTCCGATCGACAACGGTGCGGCGATCGTCGCAGCGTAACCGGCCGGTTACGGGCCGTCATCTGCCACCTTGGCGGGTGGCGGCCCGTTTCTTTGAAGGGAGGGGCCGACATGGCTGGCTCGATCGTGCTGACGACCGAGGATCTCGGGTCGAAGATCACTCGGTACCGGGTGGTGTGGACCAGTGACGCGGCCGGAGCTGTCAGCGGGAACACCTTCGTGATGAGGATGGGTACCCTGCTGGCCGTCGAGTTCACTCCCGGCGCTGGGGGGTCTCAGCCCACTTCGGCGTATGACGTGGACCTGCTGGACGCGGAGGGTGCCACGCTGTTTGACGACGGGGCTGGTAACTCGATCGGCAACAACCTGTCGAACACCGTCTCAACGAACCACACCCCCCTGGTCGGCCTGACAGGGGTCACTCTTTACCGCAGATGGCACCACGGGGGCTCGGTTCAGCCGACGGTGGCGGCTGCCGGTGACACGAAGTCCGGAACGATCGACGTTTACGTCATGGAAGGTGTCCTCTGATGGCCCAGAACCATACAACGGCGTTGTTCGACTTCAGTGTTGACCGGCAGGATTCGACGGTCGCCGCGAAGAACTTCCTGACGCTGTACAACCCGGCCACTTCCGGTCGGGTGATGACGGTCGGCGCGTTCTTCGTGTCGTACATGACGACTGTCGCCTCCCCCGCTTACCCGATGCGCGGCTACCGGTTCTCCGGCGCTCCGACGGGTGGGACCGTTCACGCTGAGTCGGAGTTCTGTCGGTTCGACACGGCGCGATTCACGTCTAACGCCGAGATCCGTACCGGGAATCCGACCGTCACACCGCTGGCCGCCATCTTCAACGTGCCTCCGGGCATCGTCAAAGATACGAAGAGTGATATCCAGCAGATTGATGCGCCCGGTACGTTCAACCCCTTCCTCCTCTACCCGGGCGAGGGGGTCACCGTGAGGCAAGAGGTCGGCGCTCCGGGACATCTGTGGAACCTGTCGATCCTGTGGAGAGAGGTGCAGCGGTAATGGCGAGCGGATCGGCTGCGACGTCCCTGTCGGGCGCTTCGGCGGTTTCCAGCGGTGCGGCCGTGGACTTCACTGCGGCTCGCCGGAACATATGCATGGTCGTTATCCCCACGGGGACTATCACCGGCGGCCTGGTTGCCCTGGAGGGATCGCAGGACAACACTAACTGGGTTTACCTGACATCCCTGACCCCGACCACCGGGCAGAACTCGTTCCAGAGCGTCAACGAGGGGGCGTTCCGGTATGGCCGGGCCTCCATCCTGGCTGCCATCACCGGCGGGGGGTCGGTGACCGTGACCATCATGGAGTCCGACTCGGGTATGACGGGGTTACCGTGAGTAGTCCAAGAGAGGCGGAGACATGAGCATTCTCGACCCGGTAAGCGAAGCCAGGGACCGTCTGCACCACGACAAGCCGGTCCCGGAGGACAACAACCTGCTGGCCTGGACCGGGGACCCGAACGACGCCGGGCATGTCACCGCCCAGTCTGCTGCTGGTGTGGCGGGGCGGGTGACGCTGGTCCGGATCAAGCTGCGCAGGCCGACCCTGGTGTCGAACATCTGGATCGGGCTGGCCGGTGTGGACGCCGGTGCGGCCCTATCCAACTGCTACATCGGCTTGTACGACGTCAACGGGAACAGGGTGGCCGTGTCGGCGGACATCAGCTCCTCGCTGTCCTCCGGGGCGACCCCGAAGGCCCTTCCGATGGTCACTCCGTACCTGGCGGCGCCGGGCTTCTACTTCATCGCCCTGCTGCTGAACGGCACGTGGACGACGAACAGCTTCACCCTGAAGGCGACAGGTGCCGGGATCTCGACGAACGCCGGTCTGTCGGCTCCGCTGCTCCGGCTTTCGAATCTGCTGACCGGGCAGACGACCCTTCCGACATCGGTTACCCTGAGCAATCAGGTCACTACCATCATCAACACCGGCTGGGCTAGTCAGTGGTACGGCATCTCCTGAGGAGGGTCAAGTGAGCGAGGACCGACTGTTCGAAAAGCTCGACGGGATTGAGGGGCAGAACCGAGACCTGCTGGTCGCCCTCACTCGCCTGGAAGAGCAGATCAAGGAGGTTCCCGACCTCCGCATCCGACTCCGGGCTCTGGAGCAGTGGCGTTGGATGGTTGTGGGCGCGCTGGTGGCTGGAGGCGGCTCCCTGGGCGCCCAGGTCCTCTCGGCCTTCAGGGGCGGTGTGTGATGGGGTGGGAGAACCTGCTCGCGACCCTGAAGGAAGCCCGCCAGCTGGCCCGCGAAGACGCCACCAAGGTTCCCGTGGAATGCCCCAACGACTTCACCACCCTGGTGGAGGGCCCCGGCGGGACGCTGCACTGCCCGTGGGACGGCTGGACGTATCCCCGGGACGCCTGAGCGCATACACTGAAGGTCAACAACTCCATACCCCCCTGACATCGAGGGTTAGATCCCCTCATCGTCCCCGAAAGCAAGGACAAGGTAGATGGGTCGCGTGTTTTACTGCACGCGCGAAGAGGTGGCGGATGCCTTCGATGTCCGGGAGGCCGCGCACCGCTCCGCGCAGATCGACAGCGCTATTGCCAGCGCGTCTGACGACATCGACGGCTGGCTGAACCGGCACAAGCATGGTCTTGCGCCCCGAACCGCGACCCTCTACTTCGACTGGCCCGGCCGGAACTTCTCGCTTCCGTGGCGACTGTGGCTGGACGAGAACGAGCTGATCTCGCTCACCTCCCTGACCGCTGGCGGTACCGCCATCGCGTCCACGGACTACTTCCTGGAGCCGGTGAACTCGGGCCCCCCGTTCACGTACATCGAGATCGACCTGAGCTCCAGTGCCAGCTTCACCAACAGCAACACCGCGCAGCGAGCCATTGCCGCGGTCGGCCTGTGGGGGATCAATGACGACCAGAAAGCCGCCGGGGCCCTTGCGGCCGCCATCGTTTCCACCACAGCGACGACCGTAGACGTCACGGACAGTTTCGCTGTCGGCATCGGATCTCTCCTGACGGTCGACTCCGAGCGGATGATCGTCACCGCTAAGCAGGCGCTCACCACCGGCCAGACTCTCGTGTCGGCGATGGACGCCAGCAAGGCCGATGTGGTTGTGGACGTCGCCGACGGTACTGCCATCCATATCGGGGAGACGCTGCTGATCGACTCCGAGCGGATGAAGGTCGTCGACATCGCGGGCAACAACGTGACCGTGACCCGGGCCTATGACGGATCCACTCTGGCCGCTCACTCCCTGGGCGCTACGGTCTACGCCCCCCGGCGCCTGACGGTCGAGCGCGGCGCCCGGGGCACCACGGCTGCCACCCACCTGATCGCCGCCACGGTGACGGCCTGGAAGGTCCCCGACCTGGTCCGGGATCTCGCCAGGGCCGAGTCCATCACTCGCCTGGAGCAGGAGTTCTCGGCTTACGGTGTCCGCGTCTACTCCGACGAGGCCGAGCGTGACTCCTCCGGCACCGAGGTGGTGGCCGGTCGCGGCCTGACCGACATCCGTAGGGCCTGCGCCCGCCGGTACAAGCGGAAGTTCCGGAAGGCGGCTGTCTGATGGCTATCGCCTCTCAGGACGTATTCGACAGGATCGCCGATCACGCACTGGCTTCGGGGATGTTCGACCGAGTCAACCAGCACGAACCGAAGAACAAGCCGGGCCGCGGCCTGACGGCTGCGCTGTGGATTGACCGGATCGAACCGGCCCGTGGTCGGCACGGCCTGACGGCGACGGACGCCCGGGTGGTCGTCAATGTCCGCGTGTACACGAACATGCTCCAGAATCCGCAGGACGCCATCGACCCGTCGGTGATGGAGGCCACGGACAAGCTGATGGAGGCGTACACGGGCGACTTCCAGCTGGGCTCCGACACCCGGTTCATTGACGTGCTGGGGATGACGCAGGGGCATCCGCTGTTCGCCCAGTCGGGCTACATCAACATCGACAACATGACTTACCGTGTCATGACGATCACAGTCCCGGTTGTCGTAACGAACGCCTGGACTCAGGCACCGTAAGGAGGATGGAAGATGGCGAAGCAGTCCGGTCTCGGCGACCAGCTGTTCATTGACGGCTATGACATCGGTGCCGATGTGAGTTCGATCGGTAGCCTGTCGACGCCCAGGGAGGTGCTCCCGGCGACGGGTATCACGAAGTCGGCGATGGAGCGCCTGTTCGGGAAGCGTGACGGGCAGGCCGAGTTCACGACCTACTTCAACAAGGCCACCGATCAGGAGCACACCGCCCTGAAGAGCCTGCCCCGCACCGATGTCCAGCTGATGTACCTGCGCGGTACGGACCTGGGCGGTGAGTCGCTGGCGATGGTCGGCAAGCAGATCAACTACGACCCGACGCGCGGCGACGACGGCTCACTGACCTTCGCGGTGTCGGTGTCGGCGAACGCTTACGGCGCCGACTGGTGCACCCAGCTGACCGCTGGTAAGCGCACCGACACGACTGCCACGAACGGTACAGGCGTCGACTTCGGGACGGGGTCTCTGTCGTTCGGCTTCCAGGCGTATCTTCAGGTGTTCTCGTTCACCGGGACGAGCGTCACCGTGAAGCTCCAGGAGTCCTCCGACAACGGCGTGGGCGATGCCTGGGCGGATGTATCCGGCGGGGCCTTCACGGCCGCTACGGGGCGTACCACGCAGCGCATCCAGTCGGTGTCAGACACCCTGACCGTCGAGCGCTACCTCCGGGTGGTGACGACGGGGACGTTCTCCAACGCGGTCTTCGCCGTGGGCGTGGTCCGCAACACGGCACTGAGGGCGATCTGATGAACGTAAACCGACTGGGCTCCGAGGTCTACCAGACGTTCCAGATCGCAGCCCCCAAGGAGACGCACACCGTTCCGGCGACCTGCGAGGAAGTCGAGTGCGCCCAGTACCTTCGCGGCTGGAAGATGAAGATCGACCTGGCGACCGAGCTGGGGCAGCGCCAGGCGTACTACATCAAGCACCAGTCCGGCCGGGCCTACACGGTCGAGTCGCAGCATGACGGCCTGGTCACGCTGCACTTCAGGGCCAATCAGGAGTGCTTCCAGCAGCATCGCAAGTCCATCGAGCGTCCGCCTGTCTTCCGCGTCAAGGGCGGGGACAAGCGGGGGAATCCCCTCCGTCTGCCGACGAGGGTCCACAAGAAGCCTGAGTTCTGGGTGGAAGAGTTCGCCGAGAACCAGGACCGGCTCGCCCGGGTCCAGGAGAAGGGTTAAACATGTCCAAGGAAACCGGTCTTGCGTGGACCACTCTGTCGGTTGACGACAGCGGTGGCACCCCGCGGGACATTCGGAACGACATCACCAACTTCGAGTTCTCCACGCCGCGCGCGGTTCAGGAGACCACGGGTATCGACAAGTCTGCGATGGAGCGTCTGCTTCTGCTGGCCGACTTCTCGATCACGCTGAACGGCGTGTTCAACCCGACGGCGACCACCAGTTCGCACGCGGTACTGAAGACGGTCGGCTCAACGTCGGTGACCCGCACCATTTCCATCACGGTGTCGGGGCAGTCCCTGCCGAACGAGTGCATCATCACGGACTACGCCCTCACCCGCGGCGACGACGGCTCGCTGACCTGGCAGGCCCCCGCGGTCCTGTCGGATGGCACCGTCCCGACCTGGACCTGAGGAGGGGCGCCCATGCTCCGCATCTCTACCCGGGTCTCCACCCAGGGGGCGCTGTTCGACTCCCGGGGCCCTCGGATTATCAGCGAAGCTGCTGACGATCTGGAGGAGGAGGGTGCGGAGTGGGCGCTTTCCCACATCCGGGGAACGTTCCACACCAGCTTCCAGAACCCGACCGGCTACTACGAGTCCCATGTCGTCATCCATAACACGGCCTACGGGCTGGAAGTGTGGGATGGCGGCGAGGGCGGCCCGGTGTACGGGCCTTGGCTTGAGGGTGTCGGTTCCCGGAATCAGACGACCCGGTTCAAGGGCTACCATGCGTTCCGGAAGGCCGCCACAGCCCTGGAACGCCGTATCGAAGGAATGGGCGAACGCCTCCTCCGCCGTAACGTAATTCCCCGTCTCTGAAAGGAAAGCCATGGGTTACCGCCGCATCCCGACCATTCACACTCTCGACTCGATCCCCGACGAGGAGGGCCTCGTCGTCCGGATGTCCTCGATCCGGCTGGGCAAGCTCCGCCGCCTGATGCAGCTCACCTCCGACGACTCAGGTGACGGGGGTGTCGGCGAGATCCTGGACCTGTTCCAGGAGTCCCTGGTCAGCTGGAACCTGGAGGACGAGGACGGT